TCCACCACCGCCACCACCAACACGGTTCGAGGCTGACGCGCTAGAGCCACCTCCACCGCCGCCGACGACCAGTACCCGTATAGTGCGGCTGATCGACGCCCGTAGCCGAGAGGCACTTGCCAGCGACAGCGATGCGCTGCGGATCGTCATGTGATCTCCACGCCGTAGGCCTGAAACGCCACGTCGGCAGAACCGGCAAAGACACTCACAACGTCAGTCGCCGCCAGCGTCACGCCGAGCGTGAGCGTCACCGTGTCATTCGCGGGCAGTGCAGCGTCATAAGCCAGATACTGCGAGGTGGCGATGGAAGCACCAGCGGGTCGCACGGCGATCCGATAGGTGGTAGCCGTCGCTGCTATGTTGCACACGGTGACCGTCGAGACAATCGCCTGGGTGGCAGACGGCACGGTGTAGAGCGAGGCGAGCGTGGTAGCTGCTGGGCTGGTTTGCCCGAGCACCTTGTGTGTTTGCGGCATGTCAGCCTCCCATCAAGAGAAATGGATGGATCGGAGCAGGCGAGGCGGCTTCGACAGCGGAAGAGAAGTTTGACACCTGCGCCGCCGTGATCGTCAGCGGATCGCTGCCGTTGATGGCGTGCTGTGCAGCGTGCCCCGTGACAGTTGCCACGAGATCCCACGCCGACCCCTGCCAGACAAACTGCCTGCCGCCGACGGTCGCTTGCTGCCCGACTGTTGGCGATGACGGAAAACTCATGAGTACGATCCTCCGTCCAGCGTGTCAGCCAAGCCGCTCGTGCCGACTTCTGCGTAGACGCCAGAAGCATCCCAGCGATACAGCCTGGACGTTGACGTGCTCAGGTACAGCACCGACGCCGAGCCGGTCGCAGGGAAGCCGCTGGTGCTTGAATACGCCGCAAGCGATGACGAACCGCCGCCGGTCGCCAGCTGCGTCACCGTGCCGCTGCTGGCTCTGTAGAAGAGCTTGCCGTCGGCCTCGTTGATCGCAATCTGTCCAGACGCCAGCGAAGCAGGCACATTGCCTGCCGTCGTGCTTCGGAGGATGCGGACAGTGTTTGACACTTAGAACGTCCCGCCGTTCAAGTCGATGCCTGCAATCGAGCCGCCCGTGATCGCCACGTTGCTCGCCGCCTGCGTTGCCATCGTGCCGAGTCCGAGATTCGTCCGAGCCGCCGAAACATCGACCACGTCCGACAGGTTGCTCGCCTTTGCCATCTTGCCCGAGAGCGACGTTGTGACGGTCGTGGAGAACGCAGCGTCCGACCCGAGAGCGTCAGCCAGTTCCTTGAGCGTGTCGAGAGCAGCCGGTGCCGCATTGATCACGTTCGAGATCGCCGTGCTTACGCTGCTCTGGGTTGCATATGTGCTGGCCGCCGTCGCTTGTGAAAGGTACGTCGATGCAGCGGCAGCCGAGGTGAGGTAGTTCGCCAGCTGCGACGACACATCGACGGCAGCTACCGCAGACGTCACGTATGCCTTCGTGGCAAACGTGCCGCTGCCGCCAATCGCCTGAATCGTCGTAGCTGACCCGCCGGTGCCGCCAGTTCCGACGCCAACGTAGAGCGTCGAATCGGCTTCGTTGAATGCGAGTTCTGCCTGCTGAAGGCTAGACGGTGCGCCGACCGCCCCGGCTGCGTTGCGCCGCTTGATGCGAATGGTGTTGCTCATCAGAAGTTGCCCCCGTCTAAGAGTTGTGGTTCGTTGATTGCCGTGACTTCAGTCCATGTGGTCAGGTTGGCGTTGAGCCGCCACGCCTTCTGCGTGTCGATCACCCAGACCAACATGCCCGCCTCTCGCCTCAGAGCCGGGATAGCGTCCCTCTCGGCGATGTCTGCCACGCTGCGGTAGCCGCCCTTGCCGTACTTTGCCTCGTGCGATGCGTGCGTATCGCTCGTGTCGAACGGCACGACCGGCGCGAGTACGTTGGTGCCCTTGATGCTTGACATACGTCATGTCACCACGAGATTGACGGTGCCAGTGATCGGATACGTTGATCGGTAAATGCCATAGCTCGTCGCAGCCTGCCCGGTAAACGTGATCGTCCGCTGCGTGGTCTCCCAAGCGGAAGACGTCAGGCCGCTGACGGCGAAGACAGGTACGCCGAAACTCGTCGGAAGAACGACGTAGATATACGCAGTCTGTGCGGCGATCGTGCGGGTCTGTGCCCGAGTGCCGCCGAGGTCGCTAGAGAGGCTGGCGACGATCTGTGCGTCAGTGATCGTCTCGGCGGCAAACGACCCCCAGAAGCGACGCCTGAGCGTTGCAGGCACGCCCGACGCTTCCGCCGTGGCGACCGTATGCACACGCACCGTCTGGCGGAACGCATCGCCGTAGTGGAATACCGGCACGCCTCGCGGGCTGGTGACGTCGTAGGTGACGTCCACGCCGTTGAGCGTTTCACGGATCTTGTCGTGCCGCTGCGGCTCGCCAAACGGCAGCGAGCCGGCCTTGATTAGGAAGTCACGGCTTTCCCACTGCTCAACAACGCCGCTCGTGCCTTGCGACTCAAACCGGCTGGTGCCGACCGTGGCGTTGACCACGCCGTAGTCAGCGCCTCGGTAGTAACGCACAGACCGCGACGCACCCGCCGACAACTGGTCAGCGAGCCAAGCCGCACCGCTGGCGAGTAGGTCGGACATGGGCACCTCTGGCTACAAGACCGCCGGCGGCGCGGAAAGGATGAACGCTGCCGCCGGCGGCTTGCAGTGGGACGAGAACTCAGCCGACGTTGAGGATGACCATCACCGACGCATCGCCCGACGCAGCCGCAGCAGCTGCCTTGCCAGCCCGCTTGTGCGTGCTGGCAGTCGTGGTGACAACGCTGTTGGTGGCATCCCAGTACAAGAGAGCACCCTGCGAGACAGCGCCGGTCGCCTTGGCGATGCTCCACACGCCATCGACAGCCACCGCACCAAGTGCGTTGGCGGCGATCGGGCGAGGAGCCACGGTCACGAGATCACCGAGCAGGACAACATCGCCAGCCGCAACAGCGGCGGAAGGCGTGTAGTCGATCAGACAGCCAGCCTGAGAATAAGAAGCCATTAGGATCACCTACTTTCTGGGAAATGGGTTGGTTGGAATCATGCCGCCGGGCGGGCTTGGGCTCCCGCCCGGCGGTCACGGTTTGTCTTCAGATCAAGAAGCGTCGGCCTTCACGCCGGCGAGGTACTCGGCCTTGGCGACGCCAAAGTCGAAGTAGCCCCGCATCTGCACGCCAAGCGTGTTGAAGTCGGCTTCCGCCGTCTCGACGATGGGGGACTGCACGCCGTTCAAGAACGCCACTTCCATCACCGGCATGTCAGCCGGCGAGGCGAGGAGGTAGTAGTCCTCGGCGCTGGACAGGTAGCTGGTCGATACGACCTGATACCGACCGGCGAGCACGTTCACGTTAGGAGCCGCAGCCGAGCCGCCCACGAGCAGAGCGGACCCCATGATCTCCGCAGCCGACAACTCGATGTCGGACGGCACCAGCAGGATGCGAGGATCAACGGCAACCGGGTTGCCATCGGGATCCTTGAGCTTGCGGAACATCGTGGCAATCGCCTTGAGGTTCGCCAAGCTCAGAGCACCCGCCGTGGTCTTCTTGTTGCCACGGCCCGTGGTGAAGAACGCCGAGTCATCTTGGAACGAAGCCCAGAAGACGTCGTTCAGCTTCAGAGCACCGCCACGACCGATCCGCTGCGGAACCGCAGTGAGAGCACCGAGGTCATCGTTGATGAGGTCATTGCGAGTGACGCTCGTCATGATGCCGTAGGTCTCTGCCGAGATCGTGCGGCTCTCGTCGCTCACGGCAGCGTTCTTGAGTTCGCCGCCAGGAGCGACCTTCTCGAACTTCATGCCACCGTTGAGCCTGTAGCTCGTCAGTGCCTTGAAGTCGTTGACCGAACGCACAGACGAGATCGACCGCCACGAGCTTTCGACGCCGTTGAAACCGGCGAGGAGGAACTTGTTGACGGTCGCCGACAGGATGCCGCTGATCGAGTGCGTGGCCCACGCCGCCTGAAGGATCGGACGCAGGGTAGCAGCGGTGAGCCGACGCGAGCCGGTGTAGCCGCCTTCCTCGGCAGCCGAGAGCAGCACTTCGCCGAGGCTCGTCGTCCGCTGGATCTTGGCAGCGGCTTCGAGGGTCTTGGCGTCGTAGCTCTTCTCGACATTCGGCAGGCCGCCCTGAAGGGCGAACGCTGCCTCGATGACTTCGGGCGTGCGAGCGGTCGGCTGCGCCATGTGGATGGCAGGAGCCGCAGGACGCTCGTCGCGGGTGGCGATCAGCTTTTCCATCTGTTCGACTTTCTTCGTGAGGGACGCGATCACGTCGGTGTGATCGACGGTGGTGGCTTCCACGGCGACACTCGCCGGGGCTTCCACAGCGGAAGCCACAATCGGCTCCTCTGCGGGCGTCTGGGTGGCGTTGTCCGCCATAGAAAACTCCTCGTCGGCTTCCGCCGCGATGGCGACGCTGGTCTGCGAGTCAGCGCCAAGGGTGACAAACGAAACCTCTCGCAGAGCAGAGGCTTTGACCACACGAACCGGCCCAACGTGAGCCGCTCCGTTGACTTGCGTGACGCCTTCAGCGTCGATCTTCTGGTGCCGACGAACGTCAGCGCCCACGCTCGCCTGGAACTGGTAGCCAGCGGCAGCGAGTGCGGCGACCTGGTCAGCGTTGCCATTGCTGGCGAGGATCTCGCCTTCAACGATCAACTGCCCGGCCTCGATGAACGGGCGACCCTGCCCGAGGATCGACCCCAGCGAGTAGTCGTGGCCGAGCACCACAGGCACAGTCGCCGGCAGCTGCATGCCAGCCATGTCGATCACCACCGGCTCACGGCTCCAGCCCTGCCGAATCGGTGCGCCCGTGTAAGCGACGATGCGAAAACGCTTGCCAGCCGGTGCCGAATCGCCTTCGGCGGCTTGCAGAAACGTCACGCCAGAATCGAGTTTGATTGCGTTCATTGGTTCATGGCTTCGTCAGCCTGCTCCGGTGTTGCGCCGGGATAGTTGCCATCCGGCTGGAGATCGACGAACAATCCGAGTTCCTTCATCAACGCCACCTCGGCGGCACGCTGACGCAGTTCGACGTCCCACTGCTTGCCAGCCTTGGCGTATTCACTCGCCAGCGTGGTCGTGTGAGTCCGCAGGCGTGTCTCGGCGGCGTTGGCTTCCTTGGCTGGGTCAACGTGCTCTTTGCCGTCCCACTGCCACGACCAATCCCACTCGCTGAACGGCGGGATGCCTTCCGGCAGAAGCCCGGCCAGCGTGGCTTCGTTCACCCATGCGGCAAGCAAACGATCGAGCATGCGCCGCTCAAGATCGTCACGCATCACACGCTGTGTCGTTGCATAGACCTGATGGTCCATGCGACCGGATGCGTAGTTGTAAGACGACGAATCGAGTGCAGCGACGTTGAACGGCAGTTGCAGGCAACGCCCCAACTCTCCCAGAAGCTGACGCACAAACGCCGGGAACTGCGTCGTCGGCTGCTCTGCCTTGAGCTGCTCGAACGTCCAGCCGTCTGGCAGCGTGACCATCGTTCTTTTTTCGATGGGCATCTCGGCAAACGCTTCGACTTCGTCCACCTCGGCGGCTGGCGAGTTCGTCCGCAGGAAGCCTGCGAAGTCTGCGGCAGTCTCCGCAGCAGCCACCACCGCTTCGGTGTAGCGGCGAAGCTGGGCGAAGAGCTTGAGAGCCGGTGCCACTTCAGGAACGCCACGATGCTGGCCGGGCCGGATGGGCCGGAACCAGTGGATCATCTGCGCCGCCGGCACACGCTGGTAGTTAAGTGCGTTGACGTGGTAATTCGCACCGGGATGGTACGAGAGCACCTGATAGGCGAGCACGTTGCCCGAGGCGTCGAACTCAAGCCCATCGACAATCGAGCCATCGACGGTGACGCTAGGCGTGACGG